AAAAATGTGGCGGTTAGCACCGCAGATTTAATAACACCTCATCCGTCACCAAAGGTGACACCTTCCCCTCAAGCTCCGCAAGGGGAAGACAAAAAGGGTGCGATGCAAAATTCAGCACCGCACCTGCGTTACGCGAGGTAGCCACGGTTTTGCCGGTAACTTCGACACCGTGCTACCAGAGATAAATGTATTGGTAGGTGCGTCAATTCGCCCGCAAATGTCAAGTATTTTGTGCGAAAAAGATAGAATAAATTTTTGAGGGCTCATGCGGCGCGGTCAAAGGCGAGCTCGAACGCTTGCGCCGAGGACATAAAGCCGAGTATTTCTCGCGGGTAGTTGTTGAGCCACGTCTCGACGCGCTTCACTTCCGCCGCCGTCACCTTGTCGAAGTCCGTCCCTTTCGGGAATTGCCGCCGTATCATGCGGTTAATATTCTCGTTCGTGCCGCGCTCACAAGAGCTATACGCATGACAGTAATAGACCGTCGTCCGCTTTGCATCCTTGCGCCGGGCGCTCCGCTCGATGCCGTCAGCATCCGCGAACTCGGAGCCATTGTCTACGGTTATCGTTTTGAATATCCGATAGAACGCCGCACCGTAAAGGCGCTCGAGGCGGTCTAATGCCGCGACGACCGTCTCGGCGCGCCCGTCCTTAATGCGGATAATGATTTCCCGCCGCGTAACGCGCTCGGAGAGGACGAGGAGGCGGGCTTTCGTCCGTTTCTTCCCGACGACGGTATCCATTTCCCAATGTCCCGGCTCCTGCCGCTCGTTGATATACTCCGGCCTCTGCTCTATACTCGTGCCGCTGGATGCCCGAGCCTGTTTCTTGCGGATTGTTCTATGCTTCTTTTTGCGGTCGCCCTTTTCCGGGAGGTCTTGATTTGTGAGCGTGAGGAAAACGCCGTCCTCGACGTACTTGTAAATCGTCGCACGGCAAAAGGTTATTCCGAAGTGTTTATATTTTTCCTGCTTGAGTAGAGCGCACACCGCCGCCGGGGAATAGTCCTCGTTTCCGATTTTGTCCTCGATAAACTGCGCGGCGGCGTGATTTTTCCCAATCTTGAGCGGAGCGCCTTTCGCGGCGAGCCCCTCTTGATAGCGCGCCTCGGCCTTTTCCGGGCTATACCGTTCCTCGGTCGTGTAATCGGAGTTTAGATGCTCATACGTCCCGCGCTTGAGCTCGCGGTAAACGGTGCTGATATGTACGCCCAACTCCTCGGCGATTTCTTTTTTCGAGTGTCCATGCTTGAGCATCGTCTCGAGCTTGATACGGCTCGTCCAATTAAGTTGTTTATACGTCCGCTCTCCCATAGCGCGCCCTCCCTCGAGATATGAAAAAAGGGCGGGAAAGTCCCGCCCTCTCGTTACCGCGATAGAAAGTCCTCTATCGCCTTTTTGATAATCTGTGCTTGCGGTATGCCCTCGGCTGTGCATTTCTCGCGGAAAGCCGCCGCGAGCTCTTTCGGGACTCGCGCCGAAATAACGTCGTAGACCTTTTCATTATATCGAGTCTTTACCGCCGTCGAGGTCTTAGTCTTTCTTTTTTCCTCTGCCATTCTGCCGCCTCCTTTTGGCGTTGATGAAAATAGAGATTGCGGATAGGGTAATGCTTACCCCGCACAAAACATAGATAACCGTTGTCATGGTCGTTTGACATTGAGCGCATTTCGTGTTATCCTTGGAGGGCAAGGGGGATTTCTCCCCCTGCCCTTTACTCGGTGAGCTTTTCTATCAGCAGTAGAATAGCAATCACGAGATTTAGGATTGCGGTAACAAGGTTTAAGTAGCTGTCCGGCTCTGCCTTGTTGCCGCGTTTCTTTTTTCGCTTGCTCAATGCGTTTACCTCCTTTCTGTCTATTATAATATCATACTGCTTGCAGTATGTCAAGCGTTATTTAGAAAAAAGTGCAAAAAATATCCCCGGCACGGAGCCGGGGATTTACTCTATTCCGAGGAGCCAAAGGGCGGACACGCCGAGGACGCGGGCAAAGACGGGTATCTCATAATCGGGGATAAACCGCGTTCCGATTTCGATACGGCTTATCGAGTCCCGCTCCATTGTTACGCCCTCGACCTGCACCCGCGCCGCGAGGTCGCTTTGTGAGAGCCGGAGCTTTAGCCGTGCCTCGCGGATGCGCTCTCCGCTTATATTCTTCTTTCCCTCAAAATCATATATCCGCAAGCTCTCGCCTCCTGTGTGTTAATGTTCTGCATTTTTCTTGACTTTAGCACATACGCAACGCATAATTGTGTTAAAGGTCAGCAGACCGAAAAAATAGGAGGGAGTTACTCATACCATGAAAAAGCATATTGTTACTTGCGTGAAGTGCGGGAGGCAGTTCGACGCGAACGAGGGAGGCGCTTATTATCCCGAGTCCCGCCGCTATGTCTGCAAGCGTTGTGTAGATAAACAGAAGTCCGAGCAATCGGATAGAGAAAAAGCTCGCAAGGCGGAGGAGCGCAAGGCAGAGGCAGACGAGCGCGAGCGCGTTTCGGGTATGCGGCAGTCAAAGGCCGCTATGCTCGTAAAGATTGTCGTCGGCGTCCTGTTCCTGTTCGCCGCCGTCTCGCTCTCCGTACAAGGGAATATCTCCTCTTTCGTGTGCGGGCTCGTTATCGGCGGCGCGCTGGTCGCATGGGGACTCGTCCCGTATCTGAAAGCAAAAAGCGGGAGGCGTTGAGCTATGTTTGTCAGTTTCTCGAAGCGCCTAAAGTCAATGAGCGGCTTTCGGCTCGGAGTCGGCCTCCGGCTGACTCGGCGTAATTGTTGGTATTTCCTTTTCGTTTTGGTGCTCGTCGGCTGTTTCTATTTCTGTTGGTATTCCGTGTTGGCTTGCGGATGGATGCTTTACGGCCTGTTCTACGGCCTTTATCTCATGTTCAAGTATGCGGCAATCGGAGCAAAAAAGCTATATACGTGCATTAAAGGAGAAATAACGCACGTAAAGCACTAAAAGCGTAACAAAAAAGCGGGCGAGGCCATAGAGCCCCGCCCGCTTTTTCTGCACGATTATACGTCGGAAAGATTGCCGAGAGCGCCCGCCGCCTCGAGTGCGCGGTAGATGATGCAAGCGACGGCCTCGCGGGTAATCGGCTGTTGCCATCCGAAATTTCCGGCTCCGTCGCCGTTGAAAATACCCTTGCGCTTGCAGTATTCCGCCGCCTCTCTCGCCCATGCGGAGGGCGTGTCTCCGGTATCGGCGCAAGAGGTCAGTTGCTTTCTTGCCTCGTTAATATCCATGTCGAAAACCTCCTCGTTTTCAGAGAGGCGAGCCTTAAATCTCGCCCATTGTTCATTTCCGCTCGTGCCATAATAGGCGTTCATGTCGTCGCCCATCCACGGGCGCGGACACCATTTCCCCGTAACGTCGTAATGCCGGACAACGTTCTCGGCGGGGATATTGTATTTCTCCATGAGAGCCCGCGTAAACTCTACGAGATTATCGACGGTCTTTTCGGTGAAATACCAATCCCGAGCCGCCGCGCTCCCGGCGGTCGTCTTATCGAGCTTATACGGGCGTACTTCAATCCCGATGCTGTTCGCGTTCCTGCATCTCGGATGAACGTATCCGCCGGACGTGCCACAATGCCACGCGATATTATTGTCCTCGACGCACTGATAAACGATATTCCCCTCGTCTAAACAGTAATGCGCCGAGGCTTGCCTATCGGCTCCGGCGAAGTAGTTCGCCACCGCCGCCGCCGTGCCGAGTGAGCCGAAATAGTGGATAACGATATACTCGATTTTCCGTCCCGCTCCGGCGCGCGTGAAGTTCCGGGAAATAATCCGCTTCTCCACCGTCAGCATAAATTATTCCCCCTTGAGAGTCTTGTCTACCGCGTCGCTGATTTTCTGCGTCTGCGTTCCAAAATAGAACGCGATAACGACCGTGTAGACCGTCATAAACTCTTGGCTCGTCTGCCCGGTAATGGCGAGGTACGCGAATACCCCGGAGAGCAAGAGCGTGACGAGGCTCTTTACACTCAAGAGAGCGCCGAGCCGCTTTACGATGATTTCTTTCATTTTGCTACCTCCTTTAGCAATCTCGTTTTGTTGCCGTGTCGTATGTAATTCCGCCGGTCGTGTTCTCGGCCTTGCTCTTATTGAGCGAGAACGAGAGCACGGTAGCGGTCGCGGCCTGTAAAAAGGCGATAAGGGCGGTCAAATATGGGAGCGAGCCGGTGTAGTTGTTGGCTACGGAAATCCGGCATAGGTCGAGCGTCGTCATGGTCGATTTGTAGTCGATATAGAGGACGGCATAAACGAGGAGCTTTGAAAAGGAGAGATACCCCTTTGCAAAGCTCCATACCTCGAGCGCCCATTTTTTGAACTTCCGCTGCCGCGCCGCGCCTTTGCGGGCGGACAT